GTAAATAACCTAGATGATTGTAATTTGAATCATTATAATCTTCAGTTAAGCATTTATGCTTATATAATTAAGGTACATAATCCCAAATTGAAAATTGGTTCCTTAAAGGTACAGCATGTTCAATTTGAAACAGAAGGTGAAGATGAATATGGATATCCTATTACCAAATTGGAAAACAATGAACCAATTATAAAAGATATAAAGATGTATGATCTGCCTTATTTAAAAGATGAGGTTTCTAGGCTTATATTGTGGTTAAAAGACAAAGGGTATGAACATTGATATAATTAGTATATTAGATTATAATGGAAGTAAAAATAACACTTCAGAAATGCTTCCTTATTATTTACAACATTATACAAGATCATTTCCAAGTGCTAAAATTAATATATACATGTCTAACTTTCCAGATGATTACAATGGATATGAGATGTATTTTTTAAATAACTACAACTGCAATCTAAACAAATTAGAGTTAGATAATACAAAAGAGTATTATGATTACAGGCTTACTAAAAAAGTAAGAAACTATCTACAAAAAGAATTAGATTTTAAGAATAATGTTTGGAAAAACTCAGAAGCTGATTGGATTATAATTTGTGATATAGATGAGATATTAATGATAACAGAAGAAGATTTAAAAAAAGAAGATTCTGATGTTATAAAGTTTGAAGGATATCACATGAAAAGATTTAAAAAAGAATCTAGATTATTTCAACTTACTTATGGATATCATGATAAAGACTATAACAAACCCTGTGTTTTTAGAAAAAATGTTAATGATCTAGTTTTTACTATGGGTCAACATGATTTTTATTGCTCAACAAATAAAGTAAGTAAAGGCTTATATAAACTATTGCATTTTAAAAAAATACATTTAGAATCTTTGTATAAAAATGTAGATCTTGAGTTAGTGCGTAAAGACATTCAACCAGAAGTAGACAATTCTTTTATTTTTAGAGCTTATCTTAGATCTAATCTAACAAACATCAAAAAAACAGAAATAAGTGATGAAGGTATTTGGATAGACGAAAGATTAGATGAACATCATTATACAGATTATGAATTATGTGATCAAATAGTAAGTTTTCTAAAAGATGAAGACTCAGAAACAATAGCTGATTTTGGTTGTGGTACTGGTCAATATGTAACTTATTTAAGAGAAAAAGGAGTACAAGCTGATGGCTATGATGGCAATCCAAGGGTAAATGAATATTGTGAACATTGCCAAGTAACTGATTTATCAAAACCAATGAATATAAAAAAATATGATTGGGTGATGAGTTTTGAGGTTGGTGAGCATATCCCTAAAAAATTTGAAGATGTATTTTTATCTAACATAGACAATACTAATACTAAGGGCATAATTCTTACATGGGCTCCAATAGGCACACCTGGATATGGACATATTAATTGCCAAGATCAAGACTATATAAAAAATAAAATAATTAAATTAGGATATACATTTGATGAGCAAACAACACAAAAATTAAAAGATTCTTGTTCTATACCCTGGTTAATTCGTTCATTAATGGTATTAAGAAAAATAAAATGATAGTAAAACTATTTGATATACAGAATGAAAAAGTTGTACCAACAGAACACTGTTATACAATTAAGTTTTTAAAAGATATTATGAATGAATATCCTGATACATATTTAAGTGTGTATCAATATTTGTTTTATATGACCTGTCCAAACCCAGAATTAAATCCATTTTTTCATTTACCTGAATATGATAAGGAGGAAATAATAGTGGAGGAGATTCAATTAGAAGAATCAAGAGAAGATGAATTAATTATTAGAGCATTAGCAAAATGTCAAAAGCTTTATGAAACACCAACACATAGAGCTTATCTAGGAATTAAAAAAGCCTTAGATAACATGGCTACATATATGGCAAACACACCTATTACAGATGGTAGAGATGGTAATATATCTCAGATACGTGCTGTTGCTAAAGACTTTGAGGCTATACGCCAGTCTTTTAAAGGTGCATATAAGGATTTACAAGATGAACAACAAAGCTCCGTTAGAGGAGGACAAGGATTAGCTTATGACCAACTTTAAACTATAAATTATGAAGATTATACCATTAGGAAAACGTGTTTTATTAAAAGAAAAAGAAGCTCCTAAGTATTTTAAAGGGACTAGTATTTTAATACCAGAATCCAGTAAAGAAAAAGAATATTTAGCAACTGTTGTATCAGTAGGACCTAAAGTAGAAGATGTCAAAGAGGGGGATCTTATTAAATATGCAAAACACATACAACCAACGTTATTAGATCATGAAGGTGAACCACACATACTACTAAATGAACAAGATATAATAGCAATAATACAAGATGTATAAAAATATACCTACATATAGGAACGGAAATTGGCAGACAACTGAATTTGGGGGAATAACAGAGTTTGCCTTTTTCGTTCTTTCTCTTTTTAAGGAACCTGGTCAATATGACTTTGATGAAACAGCTTATGTTTTTAATGAACAAGCTAGAGTATTTAATAACCAGGGTTTTTATTGTTCTGCACCTTTCAGATCAAAAGACTTTATAGCTTATTGGAACAGAGAGAAAGATAAGTGTAGGAATGGGGTTATTTATATTAATGGTGACAAGACCTGGTATATTACCCGTGAGTATTATATGTGGTTAAACTTTCTTCCTATATATGACAAGGAAGAAAAGAAGTACGGTTTTGCAAAAGTTAGGGATGCGCAATATCATATGGCTCTCTATGAACTCTTAGCTGAGTTAAATAATGAGCATTCAGCAATCCTTAAAAAACGTCAGATAGCTTCATCATATTATCACATGGCCAAGATAATTAATCAGTATTGGTTTGAAGAGGGTTCTGTTTGTAAGATAGGAGCTAGTCTAAAAGACTATATTAACGACAAAGGATCTTGGAAGTTTTTAGAAGAATACCGTGATTGGTTAAACGAACATACAGCTTGGTACAGACCAAGTAACCCAGAAAAAGTTTTGCTGTGGCAACAGCAAATAGAGGTTCGTGTAGGCAATAGAAAAACAAAGAGAGGTTTAAAGTCTAAAATACAAGGTGCATCTTTTGAGAAGAATGCTACAACTGGTGTAGGTGGACCTACAACCTACTTCTTTCATGAAGAGGCAGGTATTGCTCCTAAGATGATGGATACATATGAATACTTACGTCCTGCAATGTTATCAGGTATGGAGACTACGGGTATGTTTATAGCTGCTGGTTCTGTGGGGGATTTGGAACAATGCAAACCCCTAAAAGAAATGATACTCAACCCTAAAGCAAATGGTATATATGGTGTTGAGACAGATCTTGTTGATAATGAAGGTACTGTTGCTGTGTGTGGATTGTTTATACCTGAACAATGGTCTATGCCACCATACATAGATAAGTTTGGCAATTCTTTGGTTAAGGAAGCATTAGAGGCTATACATTTAGAAAGAGCAGATTGGAAAACAAATCTAAATCCAGAACAATATCAACTGAGAATATCGCAAAAACCAACTAATATTGGTGAAGCTTTTGCCTATAGAAAAGAATCAATATTCCCGCAGGGAATTATTCAAAGGCAAATGAAGAAAATAGAAGATAAGGAATATAGTTATGAGCATATAGAATTAGAAAGAACACAGCAGGGTATTACAGCTAAAAAATCTAATAAACTACCTATTAGTAAGTTTCCTGTAGACAGAAAAATGCCTGATAAATCAGGATGTTTAGTTGTATGGGAAAGACCTGTAGATAATCCTGGATTTGGTTTGTATTATGCTTCTGTTGACCCCGTTTCTGAAGGTAAGACAACTACATCAGATTCTTTATGTAGTATATTTGTTTATAAAAATCCTGTAGAGATTACAAGAGAAACCGTAGAAGGTACAGAGCATATAATAGAAAAAGATAAAATAGTAGCAGCATGGTGTGGTAGATATGATGATATAAACAAAACACATCATCAATTAGAACTAATAATAGAATGGTACAATGCTTGGACGGTTGTGGAAAATAATATTTCGTTATTTATACAATATATGATATCTAAAAAGAAACAAAAGTATCTTGTACCAAAAAGCCAAATATTATTTTTAAAAGACCTTGGTTCTAACCAAACAGTATATACAGACTATGGTTGGAAAAACACAGGTACTTTGTTTAAAACACATTTAATATCATATGCTATTGAGTTTCTGAGAGAAGAAACAGAAGAAGAATTTGATGAACATGGTAATGTTATTAAAAGCACATTAGGTATAGAAAGAATACCTGATCCTATGTTATTAACAGAAATGCTTGCTTATCAACCAGGTGTAAACGTGGATAGACTTGTTGCTTTTTCTGCATTAATAGCCTTTGCGAAAGTCCAACAATCTAATAGAGGTTATTCAAAAAGGAAGGAAAGTGAGTTAATGAATAACTATGATAATTCAAAAAATTTATATAAATTAAAATATACACCTTTTAAAAATATTGGTAGAAATAAATCTATTGCAGGAAAGAAATTTAAGAGGTCAGCTTTTAAAAATTTTAGGTAAATGAAAGTATTTAATGCGTTACAAATAAAGAATGGAGCCAAAGGAGAAGGATATCCTACGTCTTCTAGTTTAACTCAACCATTGCAGTTTTTACCGGCAAATAAAAAGGATGATGACTGGAAGGCATGGAACTTAGATTGGTTAGAACTTCAAGGTTTGGAGTTCTTAAGAATTAATTCTAGAAAGCTTCTTAAAAATTATAAACTTGCAAAAGGTATAATAGATAAATCTGATTATATCATAGAGGATGACAATGACTATAAGGACATAATCGATGTTCTAACAAAAGAAGATGACACAGCTTTGGAGTTAAAGCTTTATCCTATCATACCAAATGAGGTTCGAGTATTGTGTG